GACTTTTAAATGCATTAATAAACGGACTTCTACAGAGAAGCCCAACTTTGATGGAATGTGCTCGGATGAATTTTGTTATGAAAGTTACTTGGAGGCTGTAAATGGATAACCATCTAATAAGGTTTCAAAAAAAGAAGTTCCTCTTTATGGATTTTGAGACGTTTAACGTCTGCCTAAGTGAAAGGTTTAATCTCCCATGGCAGGTAGCGGCCATACTTATAGAGACGGAGGAAAATAAAAGCGGCTCCATTGTTAACAAAAAGAAAGCGGTTCAAGATTTATATCTTAAGTGGGATACAGATTTAAAAATCAGTAAAGACGCAAAGAGAATAACTAAATACTCCGAGACAGCTTTCAGGAAAAAGTGCATCCCGCAACAAGAAGGCTTTGAGAAAATTTTTAATTTAGTAGAGGACTGCGATTATATAGTAGGTCATAACTTCTTAGGTTTTGATATTTACCTATTACGGAACTGGTACCGCAAGCACGGTAAGAGTTACGACCATCTTCCTTATAAAGTTCTGGATACTTTCGCTATAGCCAAAGCTATAGGAGTAGATCAAAAATATAAAAGCAAAGAATGCGGATTTCTTGATTTTCAACTTAAGATGATAAACATTCGCAAGAAAGGTCTTAAAAGCAGTTTGGGAGCCTTGGGCAAATCAAATGGCATAACCCATGATTATGATAAGCTTCATGACGCTTTAGTAGACTTAGAACTGAATATTAAAGTTTGGGATAAATTAAAGTACCAAATAGATTTTTAATCCTTAATAGCGGGCTGTATAATGAATACATGCCCAGCTTAGACTTTGTATACGATTTAACTGAAAAACTTGATGAAGAAGAAAGCCTTAATTATCTTGTCCTTACTATCCGAGAGGGGAGTAAGGAGGATAAAGTTGATGTTTTCTTTCGAATAGACCCGGAGTGCGAAGAAGTTTTCACTAAATCCATAGATTCAATAAAAGAAGTAATTACCGCGAGAAATGACCCAGACACAAGCAAAAAAGCCAAACCCAAACCTAAAAGGAAAAAGAAAAAATAATTTCGCGGGAAATTTTTCCCGTCTCAATTTGCCGCTTCATGGAGTCCGCCTCCCAAGCTTTCAGATCGAAGACAAATACATCAATGATCTTGCTTTAGATAAAAATATATCCACTTACGATTTCCTGAGAGAGATCTGCCTAAAAAGATTTCGTCTTCTAGGCTTAAATAATAACCAAGAGAAAAAAGTTTACATTGATAGAATCAAGTATGAGCTTAATATTTTACAAGAGTTAGATTTTGTTGAGTACATTCTTCTAGTATGGAAAGTCGTAACCTACTGCCGCGAAAATGATATTCCTCTAGGGCTTGGAAGAGGGTCAGCGGCGGGGAGCATGGTTCTTTACTTGCTTCAAATCACTCAAATAGATCCTGTTAAATATGACCTGTTTTTCGAGAGATTCGTTTCAAAAGCTCGAGCCAAGAAAAAAGTAGTAGATGGTATTACGTATTTAGATGGTTCCTTGATGTGTGATGTAGATGTTGATGTTTGTTATTATCGCCGACAAGAAGTTCTTCAATACCTCAAAGACGAATTCGCCGGAAGCACTTCAAAAATTCTTACCCTTAATACTTTAAGCGGTAAGCTTGTAATGAAGGAATGCGGGAAGGTAGCGGGAGGAAAAGAGGAATCAGAGATGAACGGCGTTACTGCCCTCATACCCAAAGTTTTCGGTAAAGTTAAAAACATAGATGAGGCATATGAAGAAGTCCCCCAGTTCGCTGAGTGGTGCGACAAAAACCCTAAAATTTACAAAACCGCTTTAAAACTTAGTAATTTAGTAAAGAATAAAGGGGTCCATCCTTCTGCTATTTTATTATCTTACGGGAAAATGAGCGAAAGCTGCCCATGCGAACTCGATTCCTCAAAGGAACCTGTATCGGCTTTTGACATGGATTGGTCTTCCGTATCTAACGTTAAACTAGACGTATTGGGATTGCGAACTGCTTCCGTAGTAGATGCTTGTTGCAAAATTCTAAAAGAGACAAAAGACATAGACATAAGTCTTTCCTCTGTTGACTTGGACGATCCGTTTATTTACCAGCATTTGTTTGACTTGAAATTACGTCATGGAATTTTTCAAATAGAGGCTGATGCTAACTACGAAGTTTGCCGTAAGGTAAAGCCTAAGAATTTAGAAGAACTTAGCGCTGTACTCGCCCTAGCTAGACCGGGCGCTATGCAATTCGTAGATCAGTTTGCTAATTATACCAACAATGACGTATACGAAGCAATCCACCCTTTCTTTGATGACATTCTAGGCAGCACTGGCGGAGTGTGTCTTTATCAAGAGCAGATGATGAAGATGGCCCATAAAGTAGGATTCACCCTTGACGAGGCGGAAATACTGCGACGCATAGTGGGTAAAAAGAAAGTTAAAGAAGTTCGGAAGTGGAAAAAGAAAATCCGCGACAAGGTCGAAGAAAACGACTTAGAGAAAGAAATAGGGGATATCCTATGGCAAGTGTTGGAAGATTCCGCTAATTATTCCTTTAATAAATCTCACTCGATTTCTTACGCTTCTTTAGCGGCTATTACAGCCTTCCTTAAATTCAAGCACCCTAAAGAGTTCTTTTTGGCTTTATTAAGGATGACTAGGTTTGAGCCCGACCCCATCGCAGAAATATCAAAGATAGCTCGTGAGCTGCCCAAGTTTAACATAAAACTTTTGGGGCCAAACCTATTGCGATCCGAAATGGATTTTTCCATTGAAGGCGACAATATAAGATTTGGTCTAACTTCTATAAAAGGGATCTCTGATAAATCTATCCAAAAACTTGAGAGCTTTAAAAATAAATATTCTAATAAATTTGAAGTTTTTCAAGGCGCGGGAGAGGCAGGTCTAGGCATTGGTATCTTATCAGCCTTGATACAAGCCGGTGCGTTAGAAGGAGAATTTAAACATTCTAGAAGCTATACGGTAGCTGAAGCCCAGCTCTGGAACCTTCTTACTCCACGGGAAAAAGCTAAAGCTTTCGACTTGGCCGAGGAGAAGGATAGCGACTTGATGGAGGTTATAAAATTTTTAAATAAAGAGCTTAAAGATGAAAAAGGTAGATCTTTTATCAAAGACTCGCGAGTTGAGACTATTCGTCGACATTTTGAACCTTACAAGCAAATCTTCCAAAAGAATAAACAGAATCAAGATTTTGCTAACTGGTACTACGAAAATTCGTTACTGGGGTACACTCATGGGAAATGCTTGAGGGAAGTGAGCTCGGAATACAGCCATCTTCACAGTATGGAAGAATGCTTAAATCGCAATGAAGGAGCCTCAGTCAACTTTATAGGCACGGTAGAGGACACTTATACCTCTAAGAGCAAAGCAAAAGGGACGCCTTACTTACGCCTTCAAGTCCAAGACGAAACCGGAGTGTGCACAGTAATGCTTTTTACCCAAAAAAACAGGGATAACATAGAAATATGCAGGCAAGCTAATGGAGGAAACCTTCCCGACAAAAAGAGCATTGTTATTGTAAAAGGCACCAAAAAAGAAGGGGATACTATTTTTGCCAATCTTATTCGCGCTCAAGACCAAAAGATTTTTATGAAATTAAGTGAAATAAAAAACTTGACTTCCCAGCCCTAAGCTACTAATATATCGGAACTGATTATGTTGCAGTACTACAAACCTAACGCGAAAAATACCGGCTCAGCCTGCTCATTCTCTTATAATAAGAAGGATAGGGCTTTGTGGGTAAACTTCATCAAGCAGTCGTCTTGGAACGACTCCACTAAAAGCGGAACCTTCAAGGGGTCAGGCCCCGAAAAGAAGGCTAATTCAAAGTTCAGCGTCACTGAACTTGCTGGATTGGTTCACGCAATTGAAACCAATGGGGAATTTAGCAATTTTCACGGAACTAAAGAAAGGAATACTACCTTTAAGTTTGCTCCTTACGTTCGTGATGGAAGCCAAATTGGATACAGCTTCTCCTTAAACCAAAATAATCAAGCGGAGGGGATTAAAAAGTCATTCTTAATCGGCTTTACTTTCCCAGAAGGAAGGATGTTAAAAGAGTATGCCCTTACCGTCTTAAATAATTATTTTATAGAATGCATAGAAGAGAGTCAGTTTAAGAACTCTTCAAACGGCAATTCCCAAGGCTCTTCATCAAAAGAAAAAGTGGAAAGTGAAGCTTCTAAGACGGATAATACTCCTGATATAGACCTTGACGTCCCTTTTTAATGAAGAAGCTTATATTTCAAACCGACTCGAGTTTAGCGAAGACGGGCTTTGGCAGAAATGCTAAGGCCCTCTTGTCTTATTTATACAAGACTAAAAAGTATGAAATAGTTCAATATTGCTGCGGTACCGATTATTCCAACCCAGTCCTCAAGACTACTCCTTGGAAATCCATAGGGACATTACCGGACGATATTAACGAGCGCCAGCGTATATGCCAAGACGCAGGGCAAGCTCGAACGGCGAGCTATGGAGGCTATTTAATTGATAAAGTAATCAAAGAGGAGAAGCCCGATTTCTATTTTGGAGTGCAGGATATTTGGGGAACTGAATTTGCAATAGGGAAACCTTGGTTCGATAAAATAAACTCGGTCATTTGGACGACTCTTGACTCCCTTCCTATTTTGCCCAGTGCCGCAGGGAACGCTCCTAAAATTAAAAATTATTGGATTTGGAGTAGCTTCGCCACAAAGGCCCTTCATGATATGGGTCATACTCATGTTAAAACGGTTCATGGCTGTATTGAATCTTCTCATTTTTTTAGGCTTGAGGATGAAAAGAGATCAGAGTTGCGTAAAAGCTATAATATTGAAGAGGATGCTTTTGTAGTAGGGTTTGTTTTCAGGAATCAGTTAAGAAAATCAGTCCCTAATTTACTAGAGGGGTACGCTAAATGGAAAAGGGAAAATAACCCCAAGAAAAAAACCTACCTATTGCTTCATACTCACTGGAAAGAAGGGTGGGGCATCCACAAGTTGGCGAAAGAGTACGGCGTCCCTCATGAGGAAATACTCACAACTTACGTTTGCAAGAAATGCACCAAATACCAAGTTAAAGTTTATAGCGGAGAAGAGCAGAACTGCCCTTATTGCGGTAACGAAAAGATGCAGGTAACAACAGGGGTAGGCTTTGGTGTTCGTGAAAGTCAATTAAATGAGATTTACAACTTAATGGATGTATACTGTCACCCTTTTACAAGTGGCGGTCAAGAAATTCCAATTCAAGAAGCTAAGCTGGCAGAACTTATCACTTTAGTTACTGATTATAGCTGCGGGGAAGAAAGTTGCGAAAAAGGATCAGAGTCTATCCCTCTGGCTTGGTCGGAATACCGAGAGCCTCAAACAGAGTTTATCAAGGCATCTACTAACCCTCTATCTATCGCCTCTAGCCTAGAGGACGTTTACCAGATGGAGCCGTCAGCGAAAAGAAAGAAGGAGGAGAAAGGTCGTAAGTGGGCCTTAGATAACTTCTCGGTAGAAGTAATAGGCAAGTTTTTCGAAGACTTTATTGATAACGCGCCTGAAGTAAATTACGACTTCGAAGCAGCAGACAGTGCCGAAGGAAGAAAGAAGAATAACCCTGACGCAGTTATACCTAACATAGAAAACGATTCAGACTGGGTATTAACCTTATACAAGGAAATATTAGCCACCGATAACCACACAAATGATGACGGTTATAAGAACTGGATGAAGCAAATAGAGCATAAAGTTCCACGCTCCCAAATCGAAGATTATTTCCGTAAAGTAGCACGGGATCATAATAATAAATTTTTTCCAGTAAAAATAGAAGACCTACTAGATGAAGACGATAAAGGCAAACGCATAGTTTACGTGATGCCAGAGTCAGCGGTGGATGTTTTTATGTCGACCTCTTTACTAAAGTCAGTAAAAGAAAAGTATCCTGAGTATAATTTGTATTTTGCGACCAAGCCCGAATACTTCCCTATCGTGGATGGGAATGAATATATTCATAAGGTCATTCCATATTCAGCTTCTTTTGATAATACTCTTTCCCTTGAGGGAGTGGGAGAGAATGAAGGTTATTTCGAAATAGCCCTTACCCCCTACTTAACTACCCAGCGGTTAAACAATTACGTTCACAACGGTAAAGATAAAATTAATAAGGAGCATTTATGCACGTTTTAGAATCTTACGCACTTCAAAATGACCTCAAGATAGATCGACCTTTAATTTTTGAAAGGTTCTTTCCCTTGGCGGTAGAAGATTATATTACTATCGACACTTCGACTCTTGGCACGGGCTCATTAGCTTATGACCACTGGCAGCAGGTGATAGATTTAATTCACCCCATACTAGAGGCAAAGAATATCTCTATAATACAACTTGGAGATAAGCAGGATAAACCCCTAACCTCGTGCTACATGGCCCTTGGTCAATGCAATTTCAACCAAAAAGCCTATGTAATAAAAAAGAGCCAACTTCACATCTCTACAAATAACGAGTCTATGCACCTAGCTTCCCATTACGGCAAGAAGACCGTGGCTCTCTTTTCTAATAATTGTTATCCGGAGCAGTTCTTTCCTTACTGGAGCAACGAAGAAGACATCGAAATTCTTTCGCCGGAATCAGATGATAAACCCTCTTTTAACCCCAATGAAAACCCCAAGTCTATCAATAAAATTAGGCCCGAAGATGTAGCTCTTAAAATTTTAAACTTTATGGGGATTTTTGCTTTTTCTCCGGAATATAAAACTTTACGAATTGGGAGTTCTTTTTATCGCACCCGAATCGAGTCTACCTTGACCCATCTCTTAGACCCTAAGAAACTTAGCATTTCTTCTATTATCGTCAGGATGGATTTGAACTTTAATGAGCAGGCTCTAGAGGCTCAACTTAAAGCTTGCCCGTGTTCCATTATAGCGAACTGCCCATTTAATCCTGAAATTCTCGACAAGTACGCAGCTAATATTGCTGAGTTAATCTATTATATTGAAGACGCCGACCCTGCAGGGGTAGCTTTTATCGCTAAAGCTCGAGAAAAATCCATAAACTTCCTCCTCCGAAGCCGGGCTGGTGACGATGAGATTAGCGATTATAAATTAGCATATTTTGATTATGGCCTGATCCATCAAATCTCTCGTAAAACTCAAGACGACTTTCCCGAACTCAAAGGGAAAAAAAATCTTCATTACAAATCTAAACACTTTATCATTCACAATACCAAGTTCTACCCCTGTAGTGCGGCATTACTTGGGGATGAATTTTTTAATCTTACAGTAGATGACCCCTCAAAGCGCCAAAGTAGCGGCTTCCCCACTATGGAACATGAGCCCCAAACAGTCATTGATGACCCATTATTCTGGGAAGAAGAAGAGCACTTTCACTTTTTTGAAAAAAAATAGTTGACGCCCTCCCCCGCTTCAACTATCTTTAATTCCGCATGGCGAATACTACGATAAATAAACCGCCCGTCATTGTTAAGAGGAACCAGCACGGGCTACTTGAGGATAAAAATATTACTTATGTTTTTAACGATGACGGGAGCGTAAACTGGAGGAAGATGATCAAGTCGGAGTTTCTTGTTGCGAATCGCGACAGAACAGATGAGACGGATATTTCTAAGCTGGAAGATCACGAACTCATTATCCTTCTTGGCGGCTTAAAGGATTTAGCTGCTATAAGGGGCTTTCACTCAGTCACTTACAAGATCCACAAGGCGTCTCAGGAATACGTTTGTGCTTCTTGCTCTATAGTTTGGATTGGTAATTACGAAACTGAAAAAGGGGAATCGATACTATTTGAATCTGTAGCTGATGCAGGATTAAATAACACCGAAGGCTTCGGGCAAGTGTACCTTGCTGCTATAGCTGAGAACAGGGCATTTTGCCGAGCTGTTCGGAATTTTTTGCGCATCAACATTGTAGCAAAGGAAGAAATTAAAAACGTGAAAACTTCTAAACCTACGCCCAGTGTAAATTCAGCTTCACCCCATATCTTCCTAGCTAAGCTAATGAAGGAAAAGAAAATTGAATTCACTGCCATTAAAACTCGAATGGTGGAGGAACAAATTGACGGAGCCTCTGATTGGGGTACGGTAAAAGATATCCCTCGGCTTAAAATGTTTGAGATAATAGAGAGGCTCCAGAAGAAAAAATAACCATGAAGCTGCAAGAGTTCAAGGTTAGCGATCAGACTTTTAAAGAGGCCAAAAAAAGGTTCGATAACTTCCCGTTAATCAATAACTCGATTAGGAATCGGGAAGGTGGGCTTGTAGGTTACATAGGTGAAGCCTTAGTCTTGCACCTTGAGGGGGGCGCGATAAAAGATACTTACGATTACGATGTAGTAAGTTCAAAAGGGGTTAAGATTGACGTTAAGACCAAAGAGAGAAAAGTAGCTCCTCGCGCTAATTACAACTGCACGGTTGCTAATTTTAATACTAAGCAAAAATGTGATAGGTATTCATTCGTAAGCGTCTTGGACGATTACAAAACCGCTTGGTACTTAGGGAGTATCTCGAAGGAAGACTTCTATAAAAAAGCCATCTTCTACAAACAAGGGGATCTGGACCCTGATTCTTCCCCGCGTTATCCTTTCAAATTTACGGCTGACTGCTACAATATTAAAGTGAATCAGTTGGACCGTTGACGTATTTCAAATGACCTATGCTGATTAAGGCATTTCAATGTCTCTATACAAAAAAATGGACCAACTAGACCTATTCCTTACAACGCCGGAGGTTTCCGTAAAACTGGATGCCGCAAAAGAAGCTAAAGTTGATTATGGCAGAAGCGTTGCCGATAAGATACTCAGCCAGTATACAGCCGAGAAACCCTCTACTCACTGCGACCCAGCCTTCGAACGATGCGTTAAAAACCGTTTATTGATCGTCCTAGACATGGGCGCTAACTCTGCTACATTTTTTGATGGAAAAATAAGCGATAGTGAAATAATAGAGCTAAGAACACTGACGGATCTAAAAGGAAAAGAGCTTAAAGATAGGAAAAAAGGACTACTCACCCCTCCGAAGAAGGGCGAACCATATCTTCTAGAAAAATATAAACTGACCCACAGTGAACTCTTAAGAATCCCTGAACGTTTCCCTAACCATTGCATAGTGATAGAAAATGCTCATGGCGCAGTACCTCAAGGGAGCCTTTCTTTAGCTCAGCCTTTTCTTGAAAAGGAACTATTTGCGTTTTACAGCTTATGTAAGAAAAAGGGCTGTTTATTGAGGTTTTGGCCCGAAAAGCTTACCCCTAAAACCCTTAGAAAAATGGGCTTTATCAAAGACGATTTTCTAGACCCCATAGCTTTATGGATCTTCATTCACGAGAATGTAGACAGATTAAACCTAAAAAAACCTCGATCATCTTTCCGACTTGGTAAGAAGCGAGAAGAGGCCCATGCTTTTGTTAAAGAAAGCAATGGGATTTTAAATACTCTGAGGACCAGCAAGATGCGAGGCGAAGAAAACGTTTTAAGTTCTTTTTTGATCGAAATTATACCTAAAATTATCCATGATACTAAATTTATAGACTATGACGGAAAAGACTATACAGAAGAAGTCTTAGACGCCTTTAACTTAGTTAGCCTTGAGAAGTTTAAAGAAGATCAAGCTCACTGCAAGGCGACAGGAAAAACACAACATTTAACATGCTCCTTCTACCTAAAAAATACCGGCGACAACAAAGCGGGAGACCTTAAGCTCAACTCACCATGCCTTTCCTCAGCAGTGCTACCCTCCCTTCTCTCTTGCTTTTTAGGAAAGACTGAACAGGATCAAGATAAGAGAACAACCGCAAAAGCTCACATAAGGACAATAGATGGGAGACAACCAAGCTGGGCGCACGCTAAGGAGTTTATCCTACGCCTCACTCCTCACCACCATAAAGGGGGTATCGCTAGAAGCAACTTAACGCATTGGGGCTCTAGGATTTACGTCAAAAGGAAATATAAGGAAATATACGGGGGGTCTCTTCCAAAAGATATAGCAGACTTCTCCAAAGAACAAGAAAGATTTTTTATTGATTATAGAAAATTATATTTTCATAAAATCATGAAACTAATGTTCAACTTCTTAAAAACCGCTGTGCTTGAGAAATACAGCTATTTAAAGTAAAGTTAACATTTTGAGTGCATTTCAAATTAACTATACCCACTAGGGTATTTCACTGTATCTATGCACCTTTAAGAAATGAAAGAAAAAAAAATAAAAAAAGAATGGGGGCACGAGGTATGGCTGGCCAATAACGAGAAGGAAAATTACTGTGGTAAAATTCTTTTTATTAAAGAGGGCAAGTCTACCTCTATGCATTTTCACGCTAATAAACATGAGTCTTTCTATATTTTAGAAGGAACGCTTTGTATACACATTGTTAATACAGATACGACTGAGGTAACTCCTCATTACGTTAAAGAAGGGAAAAGATTCGTCATGGACAGGTTTGTTCCGCATAAGCTTGAAGCGTATGACGGGCCAGTTAAATTTATTGAAATAAGTACCTTTCACGAAGATAATGATAGTTACCGCGTTTACCGATGAAATTAGCGATAGTTAGCGGCGGGTTCGACCCCGTTCATGTAGGTCATCTGGAGCTTTTTGAGAAGGCTAAAGACATGGCAGATGATCTATTTGTTATCGTTAATGACGACTCTTTCCTTGAAAGAAAAAAAGGGAAGCCTTTTATGACTCTAGAGGATAGGATAAAAATCGTTGAATCCCTCAAACCTGTTACTTTAGCTGTGGAATCTGTAGATGAGGATGATAGCGTTTGTAAAACATTAGAATGGATCAGAGCGCTTTATAAGCATAAATATAAACATATGATGTTCTGTAACGGGGGAGACCGAAAAGGTAAGAAAGATACTCCTGAGCACAAGAGGTGTGAGCAGTTGGGAATTAAGGCCACTTACGGACTGGGAGAAAAAATACAAAGCAGTAGCTGGCTCTTGAATGAAGCTTAAAATATTTAGTAACGGGGAGCTCCTGTTCCTTGACCAAATAGCGACGTCTCGCGCCGCTGGGAAGACACACTTAAAAACTAAATCTTTAATGTGCTCGGGGAGAAAAAGTGGTAGCGATTACGATAAGAGTCTCGAAGGGCATTACATGGGCGTAGCTGGCGAGTACGCTATAGCTGAAGAGGTTGGGGGATTTATGGATTGCATTCCCCGCGCTCAAGGAGATAAACATTCGGCTGATATAATTTGCCGAAATAAAAAAGGGGAAAGGTGCCGAATTTCAGTGAAGACTACTAAATATAAAGACCCCATCCTCAAAGTTAACTGTTTAAAAGAAATAGAGGACTCTACCCATGTTGCCCTATGTAGGTATTTTAAAAGCTCGGATAGAGAAGGGGTCGAGATACACTGGGTTAAGTCTTTAGACGATTTTATAACAAATCATTTTATAAGAAACTTTGGTTACGGTGACAAAATGTGCTTAAAATAATAAAGATGGAAACTCAAATTACTCCTATTCAACTGGTGCTGGCGATCCCTTCGCTGGTGTGTCTTGTGTTAGTTATCATAAATATGTTTCAAAACGGCAAAAGCGGTTTAGGAATAGCTACCATAGTTCTTACTTTCCTTTGCGGCATTGGCAGTTTGATTGCTTTTGTCTGGGGGTGGATGAATATGGGAGGCAAGGTTATGATAGCTTGGACCATTTTCACTGTGATTAGTATCATAGCTTCCGTTGGAGGATTTTAATGCTATTTTAGAATGTATCTCACCGCGTCTATACTTACAAAAGTATTTCAAGCCGACTATATATTCTTAAAAAGCGGGTAACATGGAGCCTCGTCGTGAGTTGAACATCGCGGCGGGGCATTTTTTAATCTATGGGAATGTATTTCAAATCATTTATGCTCAATAAGCATCTCAATATGTCTATACATCCCTCATTTTAAGTGTAATTGTAAGGTGTGCAGGTTGAAACATGAAAGAAAAAAAACAGTCCGGTAAAGGAGACAAACCGCGGAATTGTTTCTCTAGTGGTTATAAAGATAATTACGATGTGATTAATTGGGAGAGCAGTAAAAAATGTGCAAATGCTTCAAATGCAAAAAAGACTTCCCCGAAACAGAATTAACGTGGAAAAAGATAGCTAATACTTTAAGGTTAATTTGTGATGAATGCAAAAAAGAAAAAAAACTATGACATCCTCCCCGAAGATTTCGAGGGGGACGATTATACTGTGTGGTTTTGGTAGAATATTATGGCAGAATTAATAGATAGATACGAAGACAATGCGAAAGGCCCTTACTTTGTGGATTCTGAATGCATAGACTGTGATGCTTGTAGAGCAGCAGCCCCTAGCAACTTCACTAGAAACGAAGCGGAGGGGTACTCTTACGTTTATAAACAGCCCGACACCGACGAAGAGAAAAGGGAATGTGAAGAGGCAATGGAGGAGTGTCCTGTAGACGCAATAGGCGACTGCGGGGGCGCGTGAAGCCAACCTGCATCAATGACGCGTAGTGAAGCAAGCGAGGAGTTAATAAAAAGAGGGTATAAGAGGGATGAATACCCCGGTATATGGAAAACTCCAGACGGAAAAGAGTTGGTAGTTTGGTTTATCGCCACTAAACGAGAAGGCTTGAGTTTCGATAGCAAAACTTGGGGGCCAGCAATAACACAGTCTAAACGTGAATGGCAAGAGAAGAAACGCCTACAAAAACTGAAACTTAAAAACTAGGTTTAAAAAAGGTGTAACAAATAGTTACCATGGAACCTAAAATCGATGACCAAGCTAGCTTGGGGATTAACTTAAAGTGGTTAGTTCAAATTATAGTAGTAGCAGCGTTAGCCGTGTGGGGGTATTTTGGCCTTACCTCACAAATTGCTCAACTCCAAATAGATGTTATGAGAATGAAAGATGCTGTAGAAATGAATTCTGAATTCAGAGTGAAGTGGCCACTCGGTCAACTCGGAGCGTTGCCTGACGATGCCGAGCAAAATATGAGGTTAAGATTTATAGAAAAAGACATGGAGGTGATGGAAGCTCATGTTGATAATTTGAGAATTAAATCAGTACAACAAGAAGAACTACATAACCCCCCTCACCCTTTTATGCCTCAGACTTCACCAATAATCCATAAAGAGTCAGGAGGAACACGTTAATATGTCAAGCAGAGAACAACTTCAAGATATGATCGAAGCCCTTACCTTGTTAAATGTCAGAGACTTAGATGAAGAAAGCCGCGACGAGGCTGAATACATCGTTAATGATATCATTATTTCTTTGGAAGAATTAATGGACTTATTGTAATTTTTAGGCGAAAATACTCTACATGTATGAGTATAACGCCCAAGTCCTACGAGTTGTCGACGGGGATACTGTTGATGTTTTAATTGACTGCGGTTTCTCTACTTTCCGTAAAGAAAGAGTGCGCCTCTATGGGATAAATGCCCCAGAATCCCGTACTCGAGATATAAAAGAAAAGAGGAGAGGTTTGGCAGCTAAGGAGAGGCTAGACCAACTTATCGCCAATACCGAGGGAAAGATTGTACTCAAGACCGAGCTTGATAAAAAAGGAAAATACGGGAGGATACTGGGTGTAATTTGGGATGAAGCTAAGAGGAAAAATTTCAACAATATGCTGGTAGCCGAAGGGCACGCTATAAAATACGATGGAGGTAAAAGATGAAACTAGAAACCCGAATATTTACATGCTTTATACTAACCTTAATCCTTATCTTCTTAACGGGTTGCCACTCTGTTAAATGGCAATGGTTTCCGCCGAAAGGCAACCCCCATCTGGCGCCTGAACCTCCCTTTTCTATAAAGGGTACTAAAATGGATGCACCAACCCCTCAAGGGGTTACTGTGTTACAAGGTAGTTTTTAATGAACCCTAATTGGCAAGACTACGTGTCTCCTTCCACTGACCTCAACTGGAAAGAAATAACCATGAAGCTTCTCCAATGCGCGGGCCACTTTAATGACGACTGGTACGAACAGTATTGGCATAAATTTGGTATAACACGCCCCGAAGGAAAAAAAATCGTAGAAGAATATGAAAAGTACCAAGATAATCTTTAACGATACAGGGTGCCTGTTAACGATAAAGGCGCAAATGTGAAAGAAGAAACGCCAAATAAATGTTTCCTGTTTGATGTCGACGGGACTTTAACTAAGCCGCGTCAGCCTATGGAGACGGATTTTTCCTCCTTCTTTGAGAAATGGATGGAAGATAAAGATGTATTTTTAGTGTCGGGTAGTGATCTCCCTAAAATATTAGAACAAATACCCTCCACGATAGCTAACAAATGCAAAGGTATTTTCTCTTGCATGGGTAATGAGTTTTGGGAACAGGATCGTAATAAGGAATTTTGCGCGGTCTATAAGAATGAGCTAATACTACCTAAAGCGATAAAAAAGTGGCTGGACGAAAAAATAAAAGATTCTGAATTTGAAAGGAAATCTTGGGCAAAGACACCTCCTCACTTTGAATATAGAGGCGGAATGGTTAATTTTAGCGTTGTGGGGAGGGGGGCATCGACAGCTTTACGGCAATATTATTCGGAATGGGATGAGGGAGTTAAGGAGCGGCACGGTATTGCGAAAGAATTTAACGAGGCATTTAATAAAAGGTATAGGCTCCAAGCGCTGGTTGGCGGGCAAATATCTTTAGATATTCAACAAATAGGAAAGGATAAGGGTCAAATAATAGATCATTTAGAATATGGAGAATACGTTTTCTTTGGAGACAAATGTGAAAAAGGGGGTAACGACTACTCTCTTTACGAAAGAGCTACTGAAAAATGGGCGGTGCATAGCCCCAAGGAAACCTTTAGGCTTTTGAAAAACTGTGTAAGATAAACTATGAAAGAAAAAACTATAAAACTGTGTTGCGGAGGGAGAGGTTGCCCTGAATTAACAATAGAAGGTAATAAGGTAAAAATTACCGACGACCACGGTAAATTTATTCGTATAAATATTGACGAAGCGAAGTTGATAAACGGGGCTTTGAATAAGTTAGGGAAATAAAATTATCTTTTTTGACCTCCTAGCATCAGTAGGGCTAACTTTAATACTGAAGTACGCTACTATATTAAATGCCCCCCGAGAGAACCTCTCTAGATGTCAGCTCTTGGGTAAATTATTTAAATGTAGTTTATGTTTAGGTTTTTGGTCGGGGTTCATTATTTTTTTAATAGGCAGCAGTCATTACTATTTAATGCCCTTAGCCAGCGCTGGAGCCAGTTGGATAATAGATAACTTTAATCAAGCTTTGCAGAGTATAGAGGTTATTATGGATGAAAAAATTAAAAGTGAACGAAAAAACGCCAAATAAATATTATGAAAGAAGATATAAAAGTACTAAATGAGGTTTTAGACATAATTTGCCGCCAGAAAAAACAAATTAATTTGGAAAGCGCTGCTGCCAGACAGGACATAGCGACCAAAATAGTCCATGAATTAGAAAAAAGAAAATCCCAAATAAATATTAATTATGAGTGAACTAAACTGTTTATGGCAAGACCATTCGGCCTACGATCCTGCTACTGCTGCCGAAGTAGGTAAATTGAATCCCGATAAATTTATTATAAATATAGACGGGCCGGGATCAGATTTTTCAAATCCTCAATGCGGGCCTTCAATCCCTCAACTGGTACAGTTTATCACCCTCTTAAAGAAAAACGGCTTTACGGGCGCGTTAGCGATGCACCCTGACGCTACCAAAGGGGATTACCAACATGATTGGAACGGTAAAGGCAACCTTCCTACTCGTGACACAGCAGACTCATGGATGAGCTATTGCGATTACTTCACTGAAATGAACCAAGTGCTTTCAGGTAATTCTTTACCTACCTTCTCTGAGATTTTAATAGAAACAGAATCTTCATACATCCCTCGTACAGCAGACAGTTTTGATAAAATAAAAAAATACCTTAAAGGTAAAGCTTTAGTTTCTACTACTGGAGATTGGAATGGAGACAGGGGTAATCTTCATGTAGATTATTTTTACCCCCAACTTTACGACATGGCTTACGTTGATAAAGCTTTAGGTGGAGAAAATCCTCCCTCGAATTCTAGGGCAGATTTTTTGGCGCAGCATATAGTAGACATCATTAAAGACAAACCGGCGATGCTTAACGACCCTAACGTTTTCTTCACTTTCTCTTATTGTTTTAATGATGCAGACGCTCCAGTTTTTGGGCAAGAGCCTCGCGTTTGGTCTCAAAAACAATTTGATTATTTTCTTGATAAATTCAGGAAAAATCTCACGCCTTATACCAATGGGGCGATAAACGTGGGGGCATGGCACTCTTCAGTCCTCCTTAACGCTTGGAAAGCTGCAAAACCAATCGTGAAAGGAAAAATGCCAAATAAACACAAAATTATATGGTGGCTTGTTATAACAGGGCTAGTCATAGGTAACTGCATATTGGCTGCAAAATACTTAGTGTGAAGACAATTAAAAGCTTATGGCTAATTTGGTGTCGCACAGTCGATCACCGAATTGGCAAAACAGACGAAGATGAGCCAGATATCCCAATATTGTCACTTCAACAGGCTCAAATAAGTTTATTCCTCCGAACTTTTATCATTCTTATTAATCTAATTACGTGTTTTTTCATTGTAGCGAATATAATACATAAGTGGTAAATGACGTATAAAGAATTATTATTTAAAATGGGAGAAAAAGGAATGCTCACTCTTTCCAACGAAAAAGATGGGAGAGGATTGTTTTGGGTAGGCATGGACAACATGGATGCACTAGAAAAAGAGTTTGATTGGAAAGATTTAGAGGGCGATCCTCCGCCAAAAACAGAATACTATCTAGACAAACAGGGGAAAAAAATAAAAAAACATAAAAATTACATTTACAACCAGCCCCTTTTCAGCGAACGAAGGAGATCCAAAAGTGAACGAAAAAACGCCAAATAAAACCAACAACGAGGACTCGCTAGACTTTGAGGACAGGGTTCTAACCTTACTCGCAAACCTTCGGCACAACGTAGAGAAGTTTCAAGAGAGTTCTGAAGCTATGCAGCGGGAAATAAAAGAATTTAGAACCTCTATCCACGGGGAAGAAGTGGATTAAAACGATGGCTAAAAACCCCAAAAAGGAATCAAAAAATGCCAAATAAACGTATATCTCCCCAATGGCCGCTCAATAGCGAGTGCGTTGGTAGACCAATTATGAATGAAAAAATGCCAAATAAGTATAATGTTCCCGCTACTCGGAGCTATACGTTCGACAGCGAAAAGAATGAGTGGTTAGAGTATTCTGATAATTTTTATTTTTTTGACGGGGAGGATGCCAAGGTATTTTATCACTACTATGATAAAAACAAAGACTCGGATTCGTAAAAAAAAATTTTACCCCACAAGATTAAAGACTCTTTTATCACTTGTTAAAAACTCCTTTTTTCAAGTATAAAAATCTTTTTTAAGAAAAGTTAAAAAAAGGGGTTGACAGGATATCCCAAGTGTCGTATGCTGTTCCTCGACATGATTACTACATCCAGTCAAACCACACTCAAACAGTCCGGCGATTTCGAGTCAGTCTCATTCGGAATTAAAGAGTCGGGACTCTCCCACATATTCAACGTATTGCGGAATCAGTTGTATTCTGATAAGGTTCTAGCAGTAATTCGGGAATACTCTACTAATGCGGTTGATGCCCATATAGAGATAGGGGAAGCAGACAAGCCAATCAAGGTAACTCTCCCCACTCAATTAACTCCTGAGTTTAAGGTAAGGGATTTTGGTCGAGGATTAACTGAGGAACAAGTCGCTCAGATTTATGCGATGTACGGTGAATCTACCAAGCGCGGAACCAACGAGCAAATTGGTCAGTTGGGGCTTGGTTCAAAATCGGCATTTGCTTACGGTGATAACTTCGTAATCAACTCATTCGTTAAGGGAACCAAAGTTACCTACAACGCTTTCATTGATCCAAGTGATGTTGGTCAAATTTCAAAGATTCATTCTGAAAAGACTGATGAAAAAGACGGTATTGAAATTGTCATACCAGTAAAGTCTGATGATTATAGCGAGTTTTATGATAAAGCAGTTCGCTTGTATAAGTATTTCAAAGTTATTCCAGACGTTCGCGGAGTAAGTCAAGACCAACTAAAGAATGACTTGAAACGAGATGAAGTTGTTGTCTCAAAAGATAACTGGACTCTTGTAAAAGGTGAGTCTTATGCGGTGATGGGAAATATCGCATACCCATTAGATTCTGGTGCATTAAATCTAAATTGGCAGGATGACAGATCAGAATTGATTTCAGCGGGGGTTGTAATTGATTTTGCGATTGGCGATTTAGAAATCTCTGCTAGTCGAGAAGCATTACAATATACTGACAAAACTAAAAGCGTCATAATTAAAAAGTTAGAATCCATTATCAAGGAATTGCCAAAAGTATTGGGCGAGAGATTTGAAGAATGTGATACTTTATGGGATGTAAAATGCCTATACAATGAGGCTTTTGCTCATGGAGGTTTTGGTCAAAAGATTCGTAAACTGGTTGAAACCAAGGGAGTAATGTGGAACGGCATTAAGATTACTAATGGACATTTCACTAGCCAAAAATGGAAGAACGAAGATTTAGAACTCAAAATTTTCAGTAGACCAAACACTTACGGCAAAAAGAAACGGGTACGAGGTGAAGAAGGTAAGAGTATTTATGCCAAAGAAGGCAGTTTGATAATTTATGATGATGCCCCTTCGCATCACGGTAGATTGAACAGGATTGCTCCTTTGTTGGAAAATTATGACAAGCGTGATGAGCAGCATAAGGATACTCCCGTATATGATACGGTTTATTTGATAAATTTCCGTTCACCGAAAGCTAAAAAAGAATTTTTTGATGAGCAGAAATTAGATTTCGCCGCGAAGAAACTGACAGAATATCCCAAGGTTATATTGCGAGATATTTACCCAAGCAATTCGACGGTATCGGGCGGCACTAGCACTACTAAAAACTCAAAACATAGCACCAAGGTTTTTTCACTCGATGAATTTTGTACTCACGGAAATTACCATACTTGCCGTAGTGATTTCTTTGAGTCTAATGAAGTTGATCTGAAGGACGGGGGAGTTTACGTCATTGTAGATAAATTCTTTTGGGGCAAACGAGAAGAAGGTACAAAGCATCCAGCGCAACTTGTCAAGAAGGTTAAAGTGTTGACTGAGTGCGGAATGATAGACACTCCTACCGTATATGCTCTTAAACCTACCGAAAAGAATCTTGAAGCAGTTGAAGCAGATAACTGGCATTATTTTGAAGATTGGGCAGTTGAAGCATTTCAGAATTTCTTGGGCGAAGAAGGTCATACAAGGGATGTATTCTGGAAGAAGTGTGCGGTACATCACCGTAATTTGACTAGCCGACATGATGAATGGTGCGAGGGACTATTAGAGATGAGCGAAAGAAATGACGATTTCTTGCAGGGTCTACCCGATTCAGCGGCGAAAGATTATATCACTCGTTACATGGAAATGAATAAAGAAGGCGAGGAATTTTCTAAAATTATAGATGCTTTCAATACGATTGGTGAAGGAAAGTATAATGATTATGACCGTTACCGCAATGTGGAAAAAGAAGGTGATGATAAATGGCAGAAAGCAGATATGCGAGGTATCCTTGACTATTGCTGGGGCAAAGAATGGGATTGGTTGTACGATTCCAAAAGTGACCTAAACGCAATGAATAAGGAATGTCAGGAACGCTATCCAATGATTACTTTAATGGATGATTCGCATTACAACTGGCGAGGTCATGTAGAGGCAGCGGAAGCAACCCTACAATATATTACGCTTGTTGAAGCGACCTATAACGCTAAAAAAAAGATAGAAAACGCAAAGGACAAAGTAGAAAAAATACTTGACAATCAAACACAAAACTCTTAATCTAATTCACGCTTATGTTACCCTACATACTTACAGATAACTCGCTGACCATCGTCGTAGATGGTAAAGCACTCACGATGGAAAGTTCAAATCCATCATTCAACGAGGCGACCAAACTTCTGGCAGAAGAAAAGTTTGATGAGTTGCCTGACCTATTCGACGTTCCAAAGGCAGTCGAAAAATTCGCAGATGGCAACATCTCTGTTTCTGATGGAGAAGTGCGCTATAACAATGAGGTGATTCACAATCACGTTGTTGGTCGAGTCCTCGACTTCATGCGTCAGGGGTTGCCGTATAAGCCTCTGGTGAGGTTTCTGGATAAGCTGATGGAGAATCCATCTCGCAGGGCAGTAAATGAACTGTATGCGTTCCTAGAGCATAAGGCGATGCCTTTGACTCCCGATGGTAATTTCCTCGCGTATAAAGGCGTGAGAGAGGATTACACCGATTGGTATAGCGGCAAATTCCGCAATCAAATTGGGGATGAGCATGACATGATTCGTAACAATGTTTGCGATGACGCGAACATAGGTTGCTCTTACGGTTTTCATGCTGGTTCTTTAGAGTATGCCAAGGGATACGGCAATGGAGGTCATTTGATGGTTGTCGAGATTGACCCTCGCGATGTTGTTAGCGTCCCATTGGATTGCGACCAGCAAAAATTACGCACGGCGAAGTACAAGGTTGTGTCTCATTTCGAGAAGAAATTGGAAGAACCAATGTGCGACGATTATGGTGATTACGATGATTACGAGGATGAACACGATGCCTCAATCGCTAACGATGCCTATGCTAAAGGGTATGAGGCAGCACGAAAGGATTTAGTGGATAAGTTATCCGCTGAAAAATGATGTAGTAGTCATAACGTGATTCTGTCAGAGCATTTAGGTTTTTGTATGTTATTTCCTATTGTAAGTCTCTGGCGGGATTTCTGCTACTGTTAAAAACATTAACCAGAAACTAAAAAAAATTTTTTTATGATTACTACGGAAAAAGTTGAGAGTTTCTTTGATTCAATCAAGGATAAGGATATAGAATCCTACAACGATTATTGGGGAGAATTAAAACCTCAATCGGATAACGCCGCTTTCAGAAGATACTTGTTTGCCTTTATGTCGGTGCATACCAGTTGGAAGAATAACTGTAAGGGATATAATGCAATCAAACAATTCACAAACTGGACTCTCGAAAAAGGGGAACAACTTGAACTCTGGAACTACGATTCGGACGATCTATTCAAGCGGATTGAAAAAACGAGGGTTGGTATGCAGAATAATCGAACTAATTATATCGGTCTTTTTAATGATACTTTTTGGGACGATCCTAGTGACTACCTCAATCGCAATTCTAATGAAGGATGGGCTGAGTGGCGCGATAGGTTGGCCAAGAAGATTCTTGGGTTGGGCAAGGCAAAGACTTCATTCGCGATAGAAATGCTTTTCCCGCTTGAAGCTCAAGTGGTTTGCATGGATACGCATTTGTTTCAAATCTACGGCTTGAACCAAACTAAACACTCAAAACTTTACAACGCTATTGAAGAAGATTGGCTTGAACGTAGCGAGCAACGAGGCATTGCACCGTACATGGCGAGATGCCTATACTGGGACAAAAACCAGAACCGTAAAAACTCACGTTATTGGAGTAAGGTATTAGAAGCATGACCTTTGGAACATTAAGAGATTGGGCATGGTGCGAGCGTTGCCTTGAATGGAAAGATACCAATGAAGTCAATTTTATAGAAATTAAGGAAGATATATATGGTAAAGATTTTCTCACATTTGCTTGCCATACTTGCAATAAAGAGACTATTGATTCGATTATAGTTTCATCACCGACAAAGCCGCGAGGGTAGTAATGAGTTGGATAATTGAAAAACGGAAGCGGGGAACAGAAATTTACGTTACGAACCGTAAAACTGACTCAATTTTTATCGGGGAAGGTTACGACGATAAAGAATATAAACGATCAATGGAATTAGCAAAAGTCATCGTAAAAGCATTAAAAGATAGCAAGTTATGAGTATTAACGAAGATATATTTAACCCACTACCAAAGGATAAAATCAACGCGAAGAAGGAATATCCCCACACGGTTGACTGTTCCGACAAGCGAAGTTTCATTGGCGATGTAAATAGCGAGGCTTTATTTGCTGATGGTTTTGATGAAGCTATAATGGGATACGATGCCGCCGCTTATAGAGTTGTTTATGATTATGATAAGTGTATGGAGGTGCTTCAAGAGAGAGATGGTATGACCCCACATGAATCACATGAGTTCATGGAGTTCAATGTGGTCGGTGCTTTCGTAGGAGATTTTACACCTTTGTTTATACATACATTGATGAGAATAGACCATGAATAAAGAAGGTTCAAAGCTATTATGATATATGTAGTTGAATTTGAAGTAGACGGGGATTCAGTTTCCTATACCGTAAAAGCTGATAATGTTTTACAAGCGGAGGAAGCGGCTAAAGAAGAACTAAAAACCGATTCTAACATTAGCAAAAAACGAGGCACTTCTGTTTCGTCTTGGAAGGTTAAAGGTATAGAGAATATACATGAATAAAGAAGATTCAAAGTTGAATAGCTATACCGATATTGAATGTGAGGTATGCGGTGAGGTCATTGAGGGCAAATGGGATTCCCAAGTCCAGCTTGGGCTGGAGACAGGGGAGTTGGATAAGGACGGTTATCATCAGCATTTCATTTATGACAAGCATATCAAATGTTCTCCTAGTCGCGCACAAAGGATCGTGCATCCAAAGTACCCAACGGTTGTGGATGAAAGACCGCAATTCGATTGGCGACCAGAAGCAGACAACTCTTGGACAGATGAGATGCGTAACAAGTGGAAGAAAATTTACACCGAGGCATGGGTAAAGTTGCAAGAGATGTATAACCCAAATTGGAATGATAAAAACCATGAGCGAGAAGCATAAAAAAATAAATTATATCGCCAAACTCACAAGAGTTATGGATGAGGGGGAAAGGGGTTATTCTGACAATATAAACCACAAGTATTATGCCAAGAATAACTTTTATGGCAAGGGAACCAATCGCATAAACGAATTGCACCAAAAGGATTGCCCAAGAGTAAATGAATTAGCAGTAATTATAGACTTGTTCGTGAACACCTTGGCAGCGGGAGAGAGTTGTATGAAGCGGAGGACATTGGTTAAGATAGGATACGAACTGCTTTCTTTGAGGGATATAGCAGCAAAGGAAACTCAAAAACGTATGAAATTATATGATGACGATGGGAACGAGATTAAATCGTAATGAGCGTATATAAGAAAAAGAAAAAATTACAAGAAGGGGAAGGTCGAAGTTATTTGGTTCGCGTGAACGTAGGGGAAACCTATACCGCGCCCCCTCGCAATGTCAAACATTGGACGATGGGAGTTGATGAGCGTGGAGGATACTGGACTCGCATACTCAAGGCGAAAGACAGAGAAGATGCTGTTCATTCTATGCTGAGATGGTACTCCAACCAGATTTGCAGATCAAAAAACAGAAAGAATAGTATTTATAGAAAGATGCCTCGATTCGCAGATCAAGTTATAGAAGTGTCAGACGATCATAACGAGGTAGTTTATCATCCAAGAATAAAACCAAGCGAGTGCAGAAACAGGCTTTTGCCTCCTGACAAATTAAATGAAATTATTGAATTAGGAAAAGGACGTTTCAAAAAGTCTACCGACTTTAGCAAAAAAGGATGCTTTACTCAAACGAGAGAGTATAGAAATAAGCAGCATAGAGAAAGAATGATTAAGATTCCTAATACCCCTTACTTATTTAAGAATTTTCATACTGGAAGGTATCATGCTAAAATCCAAGTTCAATCCAAGAAAACTGAAGGAGGGGGAGCAAAATGGCTAGGATGCGAGAGAGGGGAGTGCGGGTTCTACAAAAGAGTTTTTTGGGAACACCGAAGGGGGAAAATAGTTCAACCAGTAAGAT